TACGCCTTCTGACGGTTGCACAGTCTGCCCCGGTTCCTATAATACATATTGGATACCGGAAATCACTTTTTGTGCTCGGCAGTTACTGTTTACCCCAACTTAGAGTAGTTGGCACTTGTGATCAGATTATGACCACTCCTGTTGTCTTAACGGAAGTTCGATTGGCCAGGCCGGGTTATAAGCCCTAAACCTGACACGAATCCCAGTTGGCGGACATGTTATCCACACATTCGCTGCTGGTACTTCTAGCTCCCCATCAACCGGTGGGAGTTCACGGTTATCATACCATGGTAACCCGAGCCGATCGAAGAGTACGCAGGATTCCCAACGCTGAGCTAAGCGTCGGTTGCTTGTAGCAGATTGTTGCGCTAAAATGTAGCCCAGTCTGTCAAGATTGTCTAAGACCTCTCGTGTTTTGCGCCGAACTAAACGTTCAACGTGACCATCAAAGATGAACAGGTGCTTTACGCTCCTGCAATGTCTCCGGTGATCATAGAAAGGCTTGAACACCCATTTTAAGGGGTCCTTGACTTCGTAGGACAACAAACTACCGCCTTCACATTCGAAGTATTCATAACTCATGCGGTCGACAACTAAAAATGTATCGATCGCGCCTATCGCATGCACTGGAAGAGTTGCAAGCTGATCAACAAACTGATCGCTTTTGTAGCAAATCTTGTGTAGCGACTGGCGTAAGAATACCTCTCGTACAAAAGGGCAGTGATGAAGGATCGTAATAAGCGACAAACCATAATAACAAGTAAAATGATTTATCATGCGAACCACGTCCCTTAGCGTAACTGTGCGAGATTTATGGTAAAACCCTCGCACATACGTCCCATCTAGATAATCGGCTCCGCAGCTCTCCCGGAATGGTCCTGTAAAAAAGGATTTTTCGGGGTTCACCGTTAGGCCTAACCTCCCATAGATTTGAACTATACGTTCTTTATCCATCGAGAGATATCTATCTAGTCCGTAGATGATCGTGTCGTCCCCCAACGACGTTGCCTTTCGGCAATAGGGGGTGCTGTAATGGAACAAGCGCTCAATTGCCCGGGCCAAAGCTGTGAAAAGCAATGACTCGAGTTCGAACGTAAATTTGTTCCCCATCGACGAGAACTTCTGAAACAGATGTTCATTATCGCCGACATTAAAATACCAGCTACGACAGCCGCAGAGCTTTGAGTATAGCTCACGGCAGCGATCACTCGATCTGCTGTTGTTCAAGAGTACCCAAACTAGACCTCTGGAAATAGTATCCGAGGCCATCGAGAAATCTATTGTTGCAAGGTTCCCTAATCGAGAACCAAGCTCCGCAAGATCTCGGTGTGTTTCACTGAGGCGATTTAAGTCTATGCCATGCTTTCGCATATTGGCACGGATGTAGTCACCACAGACACCTTGGGCTGCAATTGAAACAAAGCTAGTAACACCGATGGTTCGATTGATAGTGGCATTTTTCGCGACCTGATTTATTTGGTCGGAAACATAACTGCCATCAAAGTCCTCCCAAAGTTGCCAGGCAATATCGTCGGTGAAGTAGTCGTTCGGCACAAAGTCCGGATTCGGCCACAACCCCTTCGAAGTTGTCAGCTTTTCAATGAGATTATTTGATTTTCTATCTCTTGTTAGCTGGCTCACGCCAGGTCCAAAAGGGAGAGAGTCGCTTAGCGCCCAGGGAAGCGTTATCAAGCGATTGAGTTCATCAACCGCATAATTGATAATCTGCTTCGTCTGGCCGTCCAGAGAAAATATATTCTCCGTGCAGCAAACGGTCTCGGAACCGAACCACCCACTAAGGTCACAGTGCCCGTCGCAATCTAGTGAAACATTTTCTAGAAAGTGATCGGCACCAAGGTCCCAGTTAGCACTATAACATTGTTCTTCAGCTTCGAAAAATTTCTTAATCGTTGCCTCGGAGACTTCGTCAGGGTGCTCTGCTGGTATCTTCTTAGTGACAGTGCTGGGATTACACCCAGCAATCGCCGATAGGGTCTGCGCATCGCGCAAGAACGGACCTTGGTCCTCCCAGGTCGGCAGGGTGGTGAAACGCTTCGTGACCAAGCCAGTCACTCGTTGATTTGGCACAGCACTACGGCTAGCGGGGCTCAACTGGGCCTTATTATTATTAAATGTTTTACCTTTCATTAGCTCTCGTCTCTACACAGAAACAACCAAAAAAGAACTAGAATCGTAAACCTACTAGTACGGATTCTGAGCATTATCAATTGCATCAGCTATAACGCTGTTTAAAAGCAATGAAGAGCCCAGATTGCGTAACTTAGTTACGTCAGCCGTCGCCATTGTGCGAGGCAGTACAATCTCCAGGTTAATATACCCGGTTTTGTAGGTGGATTCGTTGTTCAGGTTAGTGTCAACATACGGAAAACTAACAGTCGATTTGATTCGACGAGTGTTCCCAGTGGTAAGGTTTCCCTTGCCATCGACATAAACCTTCGGTTGCAACTGAACAGAAGACGCTGCAGCAGTCCAAGTGACATTGTTTCCGTCCTTTGAGGCGGGATTATAAGTCACGGCTGTCTGAGAGCCATCGCTAAGTGAAAGAGGTGCTATTGCACTCATAGTAATAGTCCTTATAAACGAAAAACGGTGGTTAAAGGCGCTGCGTAACAAGCGCGGCGCTGTTAAGAAGGCGCTTAATAGACATATTTATGCTACCTCCCTCCAACATTTCCATGAAGGAAAGGGGCAGGTTGATGTCAGATCTTCTAAAGCGTTGGAAGTAGTACCTCACAGGAGGCCTCTCCCAAGTTGTCACGTAAGTAGGGTTGCGATGAGGTCCGGTTTCAAACCATTCCAAATCATATTCCCACCGAGTGACGATGGAGTCGCACCCGAAGGTATCGCTCCAAATGCTCACATACCCAAATTGTTTTAAGTAGTCCTCAATTGGCACAAACCAATTGACTAAAAAGGACCACGGAACGGCGTCAAAAGCCGGTTCCACTGGGTTGAAAGCAGCTTGCTCTAAGAAGTAGTTGTTCTTGAAGTACCTATACACTTTACAAACTGACCTGTGGGTAATTTTCCCATCCCAAACGTTAGACGTAGCCTTGGTATCAGGGATCTGAGATTCCTCAGAAACCCCCTTGCCAACGACACGAATCGTACGGGCAGGATCAGTAGTTGCGCGCTTTAGGGCAGTTTCAACAGCTTCAATGGTAGGTTTTACCCCCCACTGAAACTCTAACCACGTATTAGCAATTGCCTTTTTCTTCGAAGAGGTCCCAAAGAAAGCTTTAAAGGCTTTCCGGAACTTTTTCCTACGAATATAAGGCGCCGCTTTTACGAGGCGATCGAAATAGTCCTGTGCGAGCGCTAGGCCGTCCTTCAAATCCTTGGTTAGCATGGCGTAATTAACCATGTTACTTTGGAGATTAGAGTAGGCCTTCCGGCTAGCAGCATCCTCGGGTATTCGCCCCCAATAAGTGTCAGAATAGACGATCTTACTAGAAGCTAAACTCGGAAACGAGTCGGCTGGACCCTCAGTAGCCACAAACGTGGTGTAGCTGTGGGTGGCGGAGGAATATTTTCTTTTGAGTGTACGAACAAACGGCTTAAAATAACATTGCCGCTCATAGGCAGTAGGCAACAAGTAACGATAACCTCTATCGGTTAAAGTCATTGTGCCAGGGTTCCCCTTACGGGAAAACGAACCCCACTGAACTGTCGAAACGTACGGCTCTGTGTCCGGAGAAGTTCTCTGAACTAGAGTCCCATAGAATATTTTTCCATCCTGCACTTTTACAAGTACTCCATATTAAGCTAAGACAACGAGCGTGTCCTGATCGCAGAAAACCCGCAAACGCGGTGCCCCCGGTTACCC